GGGACGATGGTTGAATTTGACGTTGAACAATATTTGTCGGGCGAATATTCAATGGGCGACTATGACAACACCGAAACAAACGAAAGAGTAGTATCACCAACATGATCAGATTAAACGCTTCACAGATCACGGTTGATGCAGCGGCGGCAGAGGGCTTGCCGTCGCGCTCAATCTCAGGCGTAGCCGTCACCTACGACGAGACAGCGACCGTCAATGACGGCACTAAGGTACGATTTTTGCAAGGGTCGTTGCCAGTCACGGGGCGCGACCCGAAACTGTTTATGCAGCACGACAGCAATCAGATCGTTGGCAAAGTAGTTGAGCGTGTGGACACACCGCAGGGCATGATGTTTACGGCCAAGATCAGCGCCACTCGACTAGGCGATGAAGCACTTACTCTTGCCAATGACGGCGTTATTGACGCGGTATCGGTAGGCGTAACCCCAACAAAATTTAGTTACGACGAGGAAGGCGTAATGATCGTAGAGGCCGCAACGTGGCAAGAATTGTCGCTGGTCAGCGAGGGCGCGTTTAGCGGTGCAGTCATTACCGAGGTAGCGGCCAGCGCACCCGACGAGGTAGCCGAAGGTATCCCCGAAACCGAATTGACAAGTGCTATACAATCAGAACAAGACACAACAAAGGACAATGACATGACCGACAAAAACGAAACAGCAGTAGTCGAGGCAGCGCAAGCAACCACAGAAAAATTGTGGGCGCAACCTGCACGCAAATTTAATTTGCCAACACCCGGCGAATATTTTGCAGCAATGCACATTGGTGGCACAACATTTGAAAACGTTGCACGCGCAACTAACGAATTTGTTAAGTCAAAGCAATCAGCGTTGCAAGCAGCGGCGGGCGATATCGCAACGACGGACACACCCGGCCTCTTGCCAGTTCCAGTTCTTGGGCCAGTCTTTCAAGACCTCAACTTTATTCGCCCAGTTGTCAACGCAGTTGGCGCTCGAGCAATGCCAAACAACGGTGCATCAAAAACATTTGTGCGCCCAACCATTACGACGCACACATCAGTAGCGGCGCAATCAAGTGAATTTGCTGCATCGTCAGCAACCACAATGGTTATTGCTAGCAACAGCGTTACTAAAACAACTTTGGCTGGTCAAGTAACTTTGTCAATTCAAGACGTTGACTTCACCGACCCAGCGTCGCTCAACATCATTCTTAATGACCTTGTTGGCCAATACATGTTGGCTAGCGATAACGTTGCAGCCGACGCAATCACCGCAGGCGCTACAGCGTCAGGTTCAACTTGGACAGTTTCAAGCACAGACCCGTCATCATTGTTCAATGCGCTTTATACCGCCGCATTCAACATTTTGACTGCAACGAACTTTTTACCTGATCATTGTTTCGTTGATCCAAACGTATGGCTATACCTCGGCAAGCAGTTAGACGCTGACAAACGACCAGTATTCCCGTACGTTGGTGCAGCAGGATTGCAAGGCATGAACGCAGCAGGCACAGCAAACATTACACAAATGTCAACTTTCAATCCATTTGGTTTGACACTTGTTGCTGACAAAAACTTTGCGTCATCAACTTTGGTTGTAGCACGAGGCGAAGCAATAGAGTTCTACGAGCAAGTACGCGGTTTAATGTCAGTCGAGTTGCCGTCAACACTTGGCCGTAACTTCTCGTACGCAGGTTACGTGTCAACCTTTATTGCAGACAGCACTCAGGTTCAGTCAATCCTGATCGCTTAGTCGTAGGCGGCAACACCGCTTATGGCAACTTATTCAACAGCCAGCAAACAGTTACTAGATAACTACGCCTGCATATCTACGCTCGAGCCAACCGACATACAGGTTGGCGACACCGTAGTTGTAGGCGCGTTAGGCGCACCGTTTAACGGCACGTTTATTGTCTTGGCTTGCCCGCAATATCAGTACGTTGGCGTTGACGGCGTTACAGGCGAGTTTAATTACAACGTCAATGTTGCTGTACCTAATCAAATTTTGTTTGCTTGCACCGGGGCTGACGTTGAATTTGTAGTCTCGTTTGCTGGGACAGTTGCGTTTACACCGACTTGCACTTGGGTTACGGTCGCAAACCTTGTCACATATCTTGGCGTGTCAATCACAAACCCGTCAGACGATTACACGCTGGCAACGCAGGCCGTAAGCGCTGGCAACCAGTTTTGCAGTCGCCGTCGCGCCGAGGCAGGCTATAACGACAGTCTTAGCACGTCGCCTAGCGGTGACGTAACGCTTGGCACGATCATGTATTGCGCGGCATTGTGGCGTAGTCGAGGGTCGCTAGAGAACGTGTTTGCGTCGTTTGACAACATGGGTACAGCCCCGCAACAGTCAATGACACCGATCGTTAAACAGTTGTTAGGTATTGACCGACCTGCGGTGGCATAGTGCCTGCACCGTATAACGATCTATTTAACGAGGCGCTAGACGATCTGAGCGCCACGCTGACAGCCGTTACAGGCTTACGGGTGGTAAACGACCCGACAAAACTTGTGCCTAATTGTGTGTTTATTACAGCGCCAAGTTTTACGACCATTGCTGGCAACGGCAATATCGTGCGTATGGACTTCCCAATAAAAATTGTTGGCAGCGGCCCAGCTGGGCTACCTGTGTTGCGCGAGATTTTGCAGATTACCGCGCTAGTGCTTGGCTCGAGCGTTATTGCAATGTCGGGCAGACCCGGCACGCTTGACATAGGCGGGCAAGAGTATCCGTGTTATGACGTGGCAGTTGGCTTGCAAGCGCAGTCGTCGTGAGCATACACACGCATATCGTTGCGGTATGGTAAAACTATAACTAACACATCAAGGAGTAATCACAATGCCTACGTCCACCTACCTCAGTAATCCGGTCGTTCTCATAGGCGCGTCAAGCGCAGCGACAACAGACATCACCGACCAAGTATCGGCAGTTACCGTTAACTACGTTGTTGAGGCACTTGAGGACACCGCGTTCGGCTCGACTGCACGCACTAACACCGCTGGCCTGCAATCAAACAGCGCAACATTAACTCTTTATGCGTCATTTGCATCGTCGGAAAGTTACGCAACTCTTGCGCCACTTGTCGGCACAAAGTGCTACATCAAAGTAACCCCAGCATCAGGCTCAAACACCGCAACCAATCCGGGTTTTGAATTAACAAACACTTACCTAAGCGCGTTGCCAGTAATGAACGCAAACTTAGGCGAGTTGGCTACCTACGACATTGAACTCATGGGTGGCGCATACACAGTTGACGTAACGTGATCTGACGCGCCATAACTGGCCGAGAACAGGACAAGGCAATGCGATTAAAACTTAAAGTAGATCTACAAGACGGCGTAGCCCCAGTCGAGTTAACAACAAATATGTTCGTTATCTGCGAATGGGAAAAAACCGAGGGTCGCAAAATTAGCGACGGCAAAGGTATCGGCTACACCGATCTAGTTTGTTGGGCATACAATTTGCTAAAACTTAGCGGCCAAAAAATGCCTGCAACATATCGTGACTGGGTTAAAGAAAACCCAAACATGACTATTGAGGCAATAGACGAGACAGACCCAAACCATACGGCGTAGGCAGTTACCGACGGCAACTAGCAGAACTGTTAGTCGCAACAGGGTATTGGCCTACGACAATCGAGTTTGACACGCGCGACCTAATCACGGTGATTACGCTATTGAATAAGCAAAAGAGGTAGCGCAATGCCAGCATCAACAACTATTGAGATCGTCGGGGTCAAACAGACGATTAACTCTTTGCGTAAAATTGACCCGCAACTGCAAAAAGATTTTAAGGCAGACGCAACCGCAATCGCACAGCCAGCAATACAGGCAGGCAAAGCCGTGTACAAAGAATTACCGCTATCAGGTATGCGCTACAACTGGGTGCAACGTGATCGCAAACTATTTCCGTTTACAACGGCCAAAGCAATTAGCGGAGTGCGTATGCGTTTTGACACTCGACGTAACGCGGTCGGCGTAATCCTTATTGAGCAAAAAGACCCAGCGGCAGCAATCTTTGAAACGGCTGGTCGCGCTAACTCAAACAGGTTAGGTAACGCACTTGGTTTTGTTAGCGCTGGTCGCACTCGACTAATCGGCCCGGCTGTATATAAAGCGCGTCGCGGTATTGAAGCCGAGATGACAAAGATGATCGCTAAAACTATGCGCGTTGTGCAGGCAGATTTGTAATGGCATTATCTATACCGATAGTTTCAGAATTTGACGGAAAAGGAATAGACCGCGCAATTCGCGAATTTAAACAGTTAGAAACTGTTGGCGAGAAAGCACAATTTGCAATCAAGAAAGCGGCGATACCTGCAGCGGCTGCAATCACGGCGGTTGCGGGTGCGCTTGGCTTGGCTGCAAAGGCGGCAGCCGAGGACGAACAGCAACAAGCGATCTTGGCTAACACAATGCAAAACGTTGTCGGCGCTACTGACGCAACGGTTGCAGCAACTGAGGACATGATTTCGGCTATGTCGAGGGCGACTGGTACGGCTGACAGCGAATTACGGCCAGCGTTTAGTGCATTGCTTGTCGGTACAAAAAATGTTGGCGAGGCTACTGACGCGCTATCGCTCGCACAAGATATTTCAGCTGCAACCGGCAACAATCTTGCAACGGTAAGCGACGCGCTTGCCAAAGCGTATGCAGGCAACATGAAAGGTCTTGCAGCGTTGTCGCCTGAGATGAAGGGCATGATTAAAGACGGTGCATCACTCGACACCGTGATGCTGGCATTAAACGACAACTTTGGTGGCGCAGCCGCAAAGTCTGCCAGCACCGCTGCAGGTCAATTTAAGATATTAAAAAATAGTTTGGCTGAAACACAAGAAAGCATTGGTGCAGGTTTGTTGCCCGTGTTGCAAAAAGTGTTGCCGTATTTGCAAAGCATGGCTGACTGGGCGCAAAAAAACCCTAAAGCATTTTTGTTTATTGCCGGCACGATCAGCGCTATTGCGACAGCAATCTTGGCAGTTAATTTTGCTATGGCCGCCAATCCGTTTACGCTTATTGCGATCGGCATTGCTGCACTTATTACTGGTCTTGCAGTTGCGTACACAAAATTTGAGGGATTTCGCAACGTTGTCAATTTTGTTTTGAACAGTTTGATTGCTGGTTTTGAATTGTTTGCTAATTCGTTTATCGGTGCAATTAACTTAATTATTGACGGCATGAATTTGATAAACCCGTTTACTGATATTGGCAAGTTGCCGACAATCAACTTGGGTCGTATTGGTGGCGGTGGCG